CACTTTTCCCAGAAGGGACAGCTATGGCTACTGACTCGTCTAAAACGGGACAAAACTAGAACATTAGAGAGAGTTCGGGGATATCTACGACTCCGTAGATGTCTTGAATGGTGTCTAACTTAGCTTCGATCGCCTCAATCTGCTTGGGCCCGATTCCGTGCTTAGCTTCTAAGTACATTCTAAAACCCACACTGGTTTCACGCTTAGAGTTCCAGACTCTAACAGCATCAGCATACTGATCAAATTCACTCCACTTACCTGGTTTCCCAACCCTGATGAGAGCATCTTTGAGCTTACGTATGATAGGTAGGTCTTCACCCCACATGAGGGACATACCTTTAGAATAGGCAAGCTGTCTCGCTCTATCCTCAAACAGTGTGTTGTACTTGGCAACTAAAGCTTCTTCAACATGGGATCTGGAGGTCTTATTCAACAGGGATTGGTAGAGCAGCACCTGCTCCATACTCAAGCCTTTGAGCATCTTTGTTGATAGACTAGTGGTTTGGAAGACTCTAGCCAGTTTTCGGGTAAATCTACAAGCTTCAGGTTCAGCACCCTTGGCATCGTTGACAAACCAGTCATTGGACAAGAAGTCTATGTCTGTCAGGTCTCCGAACATTACTTTCTTACATATCTGGCCAAGGCCATGACTATGTTCATGTTTTCCTTCAGTAAACACCAGTGAAACTGCCGCCAAAAATGAATCCATATACCTCTTATTGAAAGCAAAGATGACATCGTCTCCTTTGACTCTCAAGAAATACCTATGAATACCAGCAAGTTTGAACACGTATTTCCAATAGGACAACATGAGTAATGTGTTACCATAAGTGGTCCAACCATCTCCAGAAGCACGACCTTCAGCCTTATACTTAAGTTTTCCGTGATCCACAGAAACATCTAGGTATAAGGAGCAGTTTAGAGCTTCAACCATTCTTTCGCGCGTCAAAGGTTCATTGAATGTAACATTCACATGGTTTGCAGACTTAGTCAGCAGTTCATGCAAGTTCGCATTGTGAGCAGCAGTCTGGGTAGTATCAAACGCTGACCCATCAGCTGATCCAAAGATGATGTTCTCAATATCTGCAGTGGCCTCGTCTAC